GCGGTGCCGGTGGTGCCTATGGTGGTCTTGATTTCGGTGCCATCGGCGGCACGCTCGGCCACGGCCACCAGCTTTTCGCCGGTCGCGGCGGCGCGGGCCTGCGCTGCGGGTTTGCTCACGGGCCCAAGCCCTAAAATCTCGTTTTCTTTGCCGTCGCGGCTGGCCGAGAGGATTTCGGCCGCGGTGATTTGCTTCGGGTTAAAATGAAAAACGCCACGCTCATTTTTCACCTGCTCCATGCCATCGATCATGGGCAAAGGGGTGGTTCCGGCGGGAAACATTTGAGCCGGGCGCAGGCCGCGCCGGAGCTGGTCCTGCTGGAGCAGGAGCGTCTTGGTGCTTTCGGGGATGTTTTTTGCGGTGTCGAGCTGCTGGGCAAACTCCTTGTGCCCCGAGCGGGCGGCGGCATTTTCTGCAACGCTGGTGCCTGCACGCACGATTCCCTCGGTGAGTCCGCCAACCAGTGCCGAATTCCCCACGTCCTGGGTAAGTTCGCGTTCTTTATCGTAGCCGACTATGTACGAGGCCACGGCGTTAGACCACGTCTGCTGGGTGGCCTCGCTGGCTGCTCCCGTGGCGATTGCTTTGACGATTTCGCGCTTGAGCGGGGCCACCTTGGCCGCGCTCATGAGTCCACCAAGCGCCACCTTGTCGGCGTAGTATTCGGGAATGGCTCCGGGCAAGTTGGCCACACCTGATTTAAACGCCTCGCTCGGGGTGGTTCCGCTCTGCACGGCGTCCTGGTAGCCTTGGTCAAAGGACTGCGCCACCGCACCGGCGGCGAGGCCGGGCAGGCGCAGGGCGCCCAGCGCCACGTTCGGGATGGCTTGACCCAAACCACGCACCACTTGGCCGGGGATGCTCTCGGCAAACTCGGGGCGTACCGGGTGCGCCTCATCAACCGCCTTGCGAAATCCTGCGACCGCGTTGGCTGCCGATTCCGCGTCCACCCAATCATTGGGCAACACGTTCTCGGCAACACGCAGCGGGGCCTCGATCACCCCGCCCACAAAGTCATTGAGCGCGCCCCGGCTCAAGTTGTGCCACGCGTCGGTGAACCACTGGCCAGTCTTTTCGCCCACGCCCGGCACGAGGTCGTGCTTTTCGGCAATGCCGGCCAGCGTCGTCTTGAAGCTGGTTTCAGTGTCGGGGTTAAACCCGCCGTTCTCGGCGACGTAATCCGCCACGGTGGAGCCCCAATTGGCGAGCACCACACGCTTCTGTTCACGGTCGAGAGTTGACCACTTGGGGTCCGCTTCCAGTTCGGACCACTCGGGGGGGCGTTGTGCGGGCATTTTAATAGGTGCGGTTCGGACGGCGGAGGGCGTCGGGGTTGACTTGGATACCAGCGGCGGCGAGTTCGGCGGCCATTTGTTCGGGCGGCAGGGCTCCAAACTGGCGCAGCAAGCGCTGCATATCACCATTGTCGCGGGCCGCAGGCTTGGGTGCGGGGAAGGCTGCGGCGGCGGCAGGCTGCGCAGGCTCCGCTGTGGTGGAAGCTGCCGCAGCGGGCGGCTTGAGGAATGAATCAATCACGCTGGCCGGTTTGGCTCCGGCTGGCGCGGCCGCTCCCGTGATCGTGCCAAGGCTGCCGAGAGGGCCGGTGATGCGCCGCTTGGGGGCACCGGTCGGATCCATCGGATCGTATTCGAGCGTCTCCATTGGCACGGGTAGCGGCTTGGGTTGGCCGTAGGCGTCGTTTTGCTGCTTCATGGCACGCAGTTGTTCCGCTTGCATCGGCGCGGCTAGGGCGCGGGCTACGCTCGCCTGTTCATCCTGGCGGCTTTGCTGGTCGTAATAAAGCGAGGCCTTTAACGCTTGGTCTGCCTGCTCCGCTTCGGCGCGCTTGGTCAGTTCGGCGGCACGCAGTGCGCGGTCAACATTGGCCTCATCGGAGCGGTTGATACGATCCAGCTCCGATTCCCCGCTGCGCCAGGTGCGGTTTTCAAAATCCCGCTTGGCATCGGCCTCCAAGCGCTCGGTTTGAAGCGCCTTGGCCTGTTCGCCTTGCAGCACGTCGCGGGCCTTCTGGTCTTCGGCCTGCTTTTTGTCGCGCTTCTTCTGGGTGCCTGCGGCGAACCCTGATTGGAATCCCTGACTTAATCCGTCGGCTAGGTAGCTCATGGTGTTGGTGTGTTTTTATTTTAAACGAGCGCGGCCATACCTGCACCAGCGGCTGCGCCGCCGACTTGACCGGCGAGCGCCATCCACGGATTGCCCTGCGCGGCGATGTTGGCGTTGGTCTGCCACGCCTGCATCTGGCCTGCATAGTTCTGCTGGCCTGCGTTCGGGTTAAGTCCGCCGACATTGACTTGCGGGGCCTGAGCCATGCCCACTGCGCCCTGCTGGGCTCCCTGCAAGCTGCCGAACTGGTTTGTGATCGGCTGGCCCAGCACCATCGCGCTCGCGTTGGCGAGGGTTTGCTGGTTGCGGCCGTAGTTGGTGTTTTCGACTTGGCGCTGGTCGCCCGAGAGGGCCTGCGCGCCTTGCAGGTTCGCCTGGTTGAGCGCCTGATTTTGCCCAAAGGCCTGCCCTTGCGCGGTGAGCAGTTGCCCAAGGCGCGCCTGGCGCAGCTGGTCCATGGCCTGCCCCTGCTGGCTGGCTTCGGCCACGGCGGCGGCGTCGCCTAAAAAGTTGCCCCGCGATACCTGTCCGGCGCGGATCTGGTTGTTCAGCTCGCGCTGCGTCGACTCGCTGAATCCGGCGGTGTTGTAGTCCTTGAGCGCCTGCTGCACCCCGTAGTTGAGTGTGTCGGTGGTCGGGTCGAGCGCACCGAGCCGGGTGGCGGCGTCGTAGATGGACTGGCTGCCCAGCACGCGTGATGCGGGCGCATTGAGGTCGCCGAGAATTCGCCCCGTCAAATCCTGCCGCGCCTGGTAGGCGAGCGGGTCGGCTGCTTGGATTTCCCTGGTCGTCTGCTCGGCATTGGCCAGTCCGAGCTCCTGCCGCAGCGCGAGCTGCTGGCGTTGGGTGTCGGCGTTGTACTGGCTGGCGAGCTGCGCGGCCTGCTCCATCAGGGCGGACTGGCCGAGGCCGGTGAAGTCCGCGGTCATTTGCTGGCCGGTGGCGGGGTCGGTGTAGGTGACGAGCTTGCCCAACTGCGCGGCCTGCTCGATCAGGTTGCGTGTTGGTAGCGTGGATACGTCTGCGCTGATCGCCTCGCGGTTGGCGGCGGCGTAGTCAGGTGCTGCGGGTGCTTTCGGACTGCCCATGGCTTTTGGTAAATTGCTGCGTTATATATCTTTCCACGGTTTTCCATGGAAGCATACGCAGCTTACCGGGGCGGTTGAACACTTGCCCGACGACGGCCATCCGTGGTCCGAAACGGTCGCGGGCAAGTGACAATAAAATGGATATGCCTTCGGGGCGGGTGCTGGCAAGCTCATCGCACCATAAAACAAAGCCATCCTCAAAGTGGGTGTAGTGCGAGTCCGACTCGCTCAGGTGGTGCAGGCAGCGGGCCACGCCCACCGCGAAGATTTCACCGTTCTCGTGCGCGATGCCGACCCCGCCGTTTTTCCAGTGCCAGGTCAACCACGGCAGCACCGCCTCCGGTGGCCATACCTTGGGCCCGGCCCCGTGCTTTTTCAAAAACTCCGCGCACTGCTCGATCGTCGGTGTCATGGCGTTTTTCTTGGCGGTTAACGGAGCAATTCTGCCGAGTCGATGAACGCCGAAAACCGCGCGCTGCGTAGGCGCAACCGCCCGCGCGGGCTGTGCACCTGTAGGCCGCATTCGATGAACCTCGGCTTGTCGCGCAAGTGGAAGCTGCGGCGGTAGGTGGTGTTGGGCTTGAACACCAAGGGGAACACCACAGGAAACGAGGTCAGGTTGCCGGTGGAAAGTCCGGCCGCGATCGTCTCGCTGGCGGCGAGCGTGATGTCGGGGTACGCCAGTTGGCCATCGCGCACGAGGTTCAGCTGGCAGCCGGTCGCGGTGCTGCGCTCAAACTGCACATCCAAGGTGAACGGTTGCTTGAGGTTTTGCGGCAGCTCGAAGTTGTGCGCCTTCAGCGTGGCCCAGCTCTCGACGGGCTGACTGCTCGTCGGGTTGGTATCGTCGCGCTCGGCGCTCGGGTCGATCCTGAGCAACCGGCCCACGCTGTCACCGATCACCGTCTCCTGGCGTCCGGCAAAGCGGGTGAGCGCCGCTGCGCTCAGACCGGTGAATTCCAGCGCCTCCAGGCTGGGCGTGACCACGCCGGAATCGAGCAGCACCGCTCCCGTTTCATCCACCAGAAAGAAGTCATCCTCGTCGATAAGCACGGCCGCCCCGCTGGCGTCGCCGGTGAGCACACCCTGGCTGCCGATCGTCCACGGCGTCATCCAGCGCCGCGTGCGCACGTTGAACGGCAAGATCACCGTGGGCAGCGTGTCCTCATCGAGCGGCACGGCCAGCAGGTAGAGCTCCTGCCAGACGGTCGCAAAGGCGGTGTCCACGGCCAGCCAGTTGATGCGGTCAATGTAAGGCTGCACGGGCGCCGACAGCGTGGTGGCCGGGTTTAGGCTGATGTTGTCCGACAGCGCCCCGAGGCTCACGACCCCGTAACGGCTCAAGAAAAACACATCCTGCCCCAGCGCCACTGCCGTCTTGCCCTCCACGCAACCGGCCACGTCGGTGATCTTGCGCACCGTCCAGTTGGCCAGCGCGGCGGCGGTTGTGTCCACGAGCCAAGCGCTGCCTAGGTTGAGCACGATCAAGTTCCCTCCTTGGGAACTAATCAGCGCCTTGATCGGGTCGCCCTCGCCGGTGCCCACGCGGATGTTTTCCGTCGGCACCCAATCGGCCGGGTTGTGCGCGCTGGCCACGGCGCTCGCGTACAGCTTGTAACCCTTGGCCTCCACGGCGAGCAGCCGGAAGTTGTGCGCGATGATCGTCGCCCAGGTCGGCATGGCGGCGGCGGTGGAAAACGTCGAAACGGTGCCGAATGACCAGCCTGCGTTGTCGAGCGCCCAGCGCAGCGTGCCGTCGCTGTAAAACATGCGATCCACCAACTGCGCAAACTTCACTGCTGCCGTGGCCGAGGGCGTCGGTCCGGCGAGGTGGGTAAACGCGGCGCTGGCCTCCGAACTGTCCACGGCGTACAGCTTGCCGTTGCGCACCGCCAACAACGTCTCGGTGGTGGGGGTGTCGTAATACCCCGCGCCCTGCACGCGGGTATCGCCCACCGCCAGCACGGCGTCGGGATCGAGGAACGCGTTGAGGCGCAGGCCGGGGCGGGTTTGCACGATGCCGCTGCCGTCCATCCACAGGTTGCGCCCATCGCGCAGCAGGTCGGGCGGCAACTGGTCGGGCTTGGTGGTGGCGTCCATGCCGGTAAACCCCAGCGATCCGGCATCGGCGGGTGTGTCGTCCAGAGCGTCGTTAAACAGTTGCATGGCGTGCGGGTTCTAAAAAAAAGGGGATCGTCTTAATAATCGCGCGGATCGCATTCGAGCGTCTGTGCGTAGGGCAAGAGCTGGCGCAGCTCGGTGGTTTGGGCGGTCTCGATTTCGATCATCTTCGCCAGTAGGGCCTGCGCCTCCTGGAAGAACGCACCGGCTTTGGAGAACTGCCGCATCCACTGGTAAAGGTCGCCCATCACAAACGCCACGAGGCACTCGTCGGTGCCGCTGATCGACGGCGCGTCGAGGTCGCTGACCAGTTCGGGGCAGGTGGCCTTGCCCATCGCCAGCAGCACGCCTGCGGCGTCGGGCACCTGGTGCAGGCGGATCCGCACCAGCCCGGCGCTATCGCGTGGCATCGGCGAGTATCCCATGACCGGCCCCGGTGCTGTCCAGCTGGCCGGGTTGCTATTAAAAACCGACAAGTCCAGCTGCGCGGCCAGCCCGGTGTGGGTGTTCCAGCGGGCGGCCAGCACGAGTTCGAAGCCTGCGGGCAGCGTCACCTCCTGCTGCCCCGAGGTGACGGCCACCTCGGCCAAGATGCGCGACTGCCGCCACAGGTGGTGGTTCCACAACATGCGCCAGCGCGCTTTTGCGAATTCCCCCGCCTGTAGTTGCGTGATCGAATCCGACAGCCCGAGCTTGGCCGCGGTAAAGGTTTTGAGGTCGCCGAGGTTCATTTTTTTAGGCGGTTAGGCGGTGCGCTTCCAGAAAAACACCGTGATGTACGGCTGCAGGTTGTTGTGCGCCGTGCCGCTGCCCGCGCTGCCGGTGGTGCCGGAAATGGTCACGGTGTGTGCGTGGTCGCCAGTGCTGGAGGTGGCCGCTGAATTTCCCAGATTTGCTCCACCGGCACCCGCCACGCCTGCAAACAACGTTACCCCGCTCGGGTTAACTGCTCCACCGTTTTGCACGTGGACGTGTGCTCCTGTTGTACTGGTTGTTCCGGTCCCGCTGAAGCTGTGCGTATGGCTTGGGATTTCGCCCGCCGCGAGCGTGTGCGTCTTGGCCCCGCCGGTCTTGTCGAGGAGGTCAAATTCCGCCTCGGCAGCATTCAGGCCGACGAGCGTCTTGCCCTCGCCGTAGGCGACCCACGTGCCAAAGCCCAGCCACGTGTTCGGGTTGGCGCTGCGCCGCGTGATGAGCATCTCGCCCACCGGGTATTGGCGCGACATCACGGCCACGTAGACCGCGTCCAGAAAGGTCGTGCCACCCAGCCCCAGCACCGTGCGGGCTGCGGCCTCATCGGCGCTCTCGATCACCGTCTTGCCGTAGGCCGTGCCCAGCGCCCGATCCGCCACGGCGGTGATCCGGCCCTTGGCGTCCACCGTCAGCTGCGGGATGTTCAGCACGTTTACCCCATAGCTGCCCGCCGTGGCGCCGGTGGCGGTGAGCTGTGGGGCCGATGCCGATCCCGTGAGGTCGCCCGCCAGACGCATCACGCCATAAGCGCCCGCCTCGGCATCGGGCACGGTGCCCGAGAGCACGGTGCAGGCATTGAACGCAGAAGGCGGCAGCGTGTCGTTTTCCCCGAACGAGGGGCGCGTGAAGGTAATCGTGGCGGGCATGGTGGTTTTTTTTAGGCGGTTTGCAGGGCTGCGCGGATCCGGCGGGCGGCGGCCGGGCTGGCGCGGTGGCGGCTCCCGCGTGTTTCTAGGTCACGGTAACCGGCCAGGATGCTTTTGCTGATGCTCGCGTCGTCGCTCTGTTCGGTGATGCGCGGGCGCAGGCTGGGCGTGCCGTCGCTGATTTTGACGGCGCGCCCGGTGGAATAGGCAAAGGTCGGCATGGCGTTGGATCCTTCGGTGCTCGGTCGTTTAATAGGCTGCGCCGTCGGCCTTTTCGGCCATGGCGCGCATCTCGTCGTCCTCGCTCATGGGCGACTCGCCCGCGATCGGCTGGCCATTGATGGCGACAACCTCGACGCGCGCCTGGTCGCCCTCGATCGAGACGATGCGGGCGGTGACGGCTTGCAGGCTGATCTCCTCACCGGCCTCCGGCGCGGTGCCCTCGACTGCCAAGGCAGCGAGTGGGATCATCAGGGAGGGAGCGGAGGCGGGGGCGGCTTCGGGTGAAATCATGGTTTTGGTCTTTCGGTTTTATCTTAGCGGTTTAAATAATTGCTTAACAAGGTGATGCCCACGGCTTGCAGGATGCCGAGCAGGCCGCCGATCACCCACAAGGCCCCCTTAAAACGGGCCAGCTCGGTGCGGATCGCGGTCTCGGCGAGCTCGAGCGTGTTGATCCGGCGAGTGATGTCGGAATCCTCCAGCCGGGTTACTCGGCTATCGATGCTTTGGTCGTGGATCCGGATCTGTTCAACGGCTGCTGCGAGTTCTTCCATGCGCTTGCTCCCCCGTTCGAATCGGGTGCGCAGTTCGATACGGAACGTCTCCGTCTTTTCCTCGGCGATCTCCTGGCGCGTCATGATCGCCGAAAACAACGCGTCGACGGAACGGGGTTCAAAAAGTTGAGAGTTCTGGGCGGACATTAGCGGCGGTTGGCTTCGAGGTTGGCGATCGTGTTCAGGGCGTCTTGGGTGAAATTCGGAGCGCAGCGCAGGGCATCTTCATAGTCCGGCTGGGCGCGCAGGCGCGGCAGGTTGCTCGGTGCAGTGCAGCCCCCGGTGAGGGCAAGTCCGAGGACAAGCCCAAGGCTGCGCCGCCACGCGGGTGAGATCGGCTTGGGTTTGTGCATCGGCGGCATGGCGGCGGGCCTCGGCGAGCTGCGCTCCGACCAACTCGGCCAACTGCGCGGCGGCGGGTACCGCTTTGCAAAGGGCCAGGATGATCGAGGCGAGCGCGGTGAGGCTCATCGGTTATTTGGCTCCGGCGTTCTCGCTGGATACGTTGTTGTCGCGGGCAAAAAAGCCGAGCGATGCCGTGGCGGCGACGCCGACGATTTCGGCGATCTGCTGCACACTAGGCGAAATGCTCGCATCTTTGGCGAGGTAGGTGGCAATGGCGGCGATGACGCCAGCAAGGGTGGTTTTGTAGGATTTCATGGTGCGTGTCTTTCTGTGTTGGGTGGTTACTGGCTGAGATTGGTGGCGATATCGTTGGCGGTGAGCTGCTCCTCGCCCTGGAAAACCGAGTAGTTCACGCCACGCACGATGATCATCACGTGCGTGGTCGGGTTGTCCGGATCGGGCCCAATGATCTCGTACGGCTCATTCACGTCGGATTAGTTGGCTTGGATGTGGAATGCCGTAATACGGACGTCCGTCACGGCCGTGCCGAGTTGCGCCGTCCAGGCCGTGTTAACGGTGGCCTGGCGCGCGACGACCGGCAGCGTGATGGGCAGCGTGGTGTTGGCCGGAACCCAGACCGAAAACACCACCGTGCCTGCGGCCACATGGCGGAAATCCACCCGAGTTCCTGTCGCGCTGGTGTTGGTGATTATCAGCGCGCGCAAATCGTTAAAAATAGCGGCGGTCGCCGGGACGATGGTCGTTTCGGTCGTCGAGGTGAGCGTCACCATCGGCACCATCTGCGTCAGATCGCGTATCTGCTCGTTGGCGCCAATATAGCGGCCGTTTTTATCGTGGGCGGGAGGGACGATCTGCCCCGCTGTTCGTGCGGTTTGTATAGCGGTTGCTGCAACAACGCCAACTTGCACCGGATTGCCCGATGCCACCGCACCTGCGGCTGCCATACCCGAAACAGGGGTTGTAGTCGGAGCCGTGTTAATGGCGACCGACGGCATCTGGTCAACCGATACGCGCTGAGCGTTGCCGGTGCCGGTCTGGCTCACGCCTGCAATGATGACTTTATTGATGCCCGTCTCTTCCAGCGAGAACTTGCCAATCGTTAGGCGCGTGGTGGTGGCCGGTGCGCTCACGCCGTTAAAAGCCTGGATAAATAAGAACAACGGGGTTGTTGCATCCACCAGCGACTCCATGCGGGAGGCGCGGCCTGTGAATTGCAGAGCACTCGCGGTAGCCGGCGATGCGTCGCTAAAAAACTCCGAGGTCGTGTCGCCCGAGAATTTCAGCATCTGCCCGGGGCTCGCGTCCGTGGTGGTGGTCTGGGTGCTGGCGCCCGAGGCCCAGCCCTTGCGCTGCGTATCAAACCACGTCGCCGTGGCGCTCGTGCCGTTTTTAACCGCCGATACGCAATTCCAGCCAAAGACCGTCACGGTGCCCGCTGCGTTCGGCGTCCAGGCTTTGGCGCTCATCGTGAGCGTGAGCGTTCCGCTGGTTGCTCCTACGTTTAGGCAAGCAAAGGTAGTAATACCCCCGCTCGTCTGGGTGAGCAGCGAAACCGCCCCGTTCACGATGGCCGCCACATCGCTCGACGCGCTGACCGTGGCCGCTTCGGCGATGGAAAAGATCGGGTTGCCGCCTAAAAACGTAACGGTCGCGGTGGTGGTGGAGCGTGTCCACGTTGCGGCAAATACAGGGGAAAAGGTGACCACGTCACCCGTTACGGCGGTGATGGCGTAGCGGCCGGGCACGATCACGGCGGCTCCGACTCCGCCTCCTAGGTAGCAGCTTTGGCCGATGTTGGCGGCGGTGAATCCGTGGTCGCTGGGCAGTGTCACCGAAATCAACAGCCCCGTGGCGTCGGTGGTGAACGGCACCGAGTCGCCGATCAGGTCCGCGAGGTAGATGCCGAAGTGTTGGTTAACGATTTTTTGGCTCAGCGTCGCCTTGATGGTGGCGATGTGGCCGCCCCGGATCGAATCCACCGAGCGCATTAAAAACTCGGCGCTCGGGGTGGTTCCGGTGTCGATGAGTAGATTGCCGTAAGCCTGGGCAACGGTCATGCCGGATCCGGTTGTGCCTTCTTGGACGGCCTCGCTGGCTACCAGCCCAGCGCCGGATCGGGTGAACGAACAGTCAATGATGCGGGCGTCGCGGTTGGTCTGGTAAGTCAACTGGCCGCCGGTGCGCCAGTCGAACGGCACGGCTTTCGGGTCGTTGCCGATGTTCCAGTTGTTGATCGTGGTCGGGGTCCAGCCACCGCCGTCAACGATGCGCTGGGGTTGCGCCTGGGCGGCGGTGATGAAGCTGACGTAAATGGCGAAAAGCCACGGGAGGATACGTTTCATGGGAGTTTTTCGGGTTCGGGTGGTGGTTAAAAAAAAGGGGCGCGGGTTACGCGTAAGAGGCGGCCAGCTTAAACAGGTCGTCGACCTGGATGGCGGTCAGCCCGAGGGCTGCGGCCATGGCGTTGAGGGTGGCGTCGTCGCGCTTGACCTCGGTGGCGTAGTCCCATGCGTCGCGGGCGTCCTGTGGCGCGGCGGCGAGGGCGGCCTCGACCATGCCGCGCATGCCCGAGGCGTTGAGGGCGCGGCGGATTTGCAGCGGAGTAACGGGCGAGGGTGGCGGCGCGGGCGAGCGGTACGGGTTGGCCCAGAGCACGGGCAGCTCGGCTTCGACGTTGGCCTCGTTGGCCGTGGTCGGGGATTCGAGGCCGATGCCCTGCACGACGTAGGAATTACCCGAGATGCCCGTGACATCGAGGATGACGAGGGGATCGGCTGAAACCGTGACGGACATGGGCCAAGGGGAGATGATTTCTTCGATCATGTTTAGACGGCGCGGTGGCCAGTGATGGTGGTGCGGACTTGAGCGGTGGAGGTGCTGTTCACCCAGATGTCACCCGTTGCCAGCTTGCGCGTGACGAGGGTGGCGGGGTTGATACCAGCGGAGAGGGCGGACGAGGCTTTGTATTGTGAGCCCGCCGAGACGCTGCCCACGGTGGTCGTTGGCGTGCCCGTGGTGAACTGCTCGATGGAGTCGATAACGTCGGCGGTGGAGTCGAGCAGCGTGCCTTCGAGCACCTGCTTGTTGCCGTTCGTGAACGTGTCAGCGCTGATGCGCCAATCGCGTTTATCCGTCACCGGAGTCACGCCGACGAGCCGCGCCTGATTGCCGCCGATGGTGGTCGCGTCGTCGAGGACGGCGATGGGCTGGATGACGGGGAGCGAGAGGGCACCGTTTGGCCTTACGACCAAATTAGATATAGCAAAAGAAGCCCCGCTCGTGCCTGAAAATGCTAAAACAAGTTGATTCGATGAAGTGCTGTTTTGAACCGTTGCGGTGAATGAATTACTACCTGACGCAGATGTGAAATACTGCACCCCATCATTCAAAAAGCATGTTAATGGCTGAGCGCCAGTCTGGGTGAATGAGATATTAACTGTTTGTCCTTTTACAGCAGAGAAAACAGGAGCCGTTCTTACTTCATGATATCCAGTTCCTACTGTGGTAAGACTAAATCCACTAGACGAAGCTCCCGTAATGGCCGCACCAAATGTAGTGTAGCACGTCCCGGTATTTTGTAGCATACTCCCCCCCGCGACCACCCAAGCCGGATAATGCCCCGTGCTGCGGTGAAACGCACGGTCGGCGTCGGTCAGAGAACCGAGAATAAAGCAGCCCACGGGCGCGGGGCCGGAGTGCCAGTTGTAGCCCGTCAGGTGGTAGGTCGGCGTGAATCCAGTAGAAGCGAGCCAGTCGGGGATGCTTGTCCCAAATGTTGCGTATGTTCCTAGGCTAGTTATATCTACGTCATCGACTTCAATATACGGAGACGATGTGCCAGCCGTAATCTTAATTCTCAGTTTTATGGTTCGTCCCGAGTATCGCGTGCGGAAGTCAGACAATTGCCATTCCCGATTAGCGAAACCATTAGTGCTCAATCCGTTCTGATTTAGACTAAACTCGTTTCCCGTTTTTCCGTGGTTATTTCCAAAAAATTGCGCAGTCAAACACGAGTCTGTAAATGCAGGCCATACGCCAGGTGTTGCACTAGGTCCCACATGAAAAACACGATTTCCTTGTCCCGATGGAAATGCGGTCGTTGGTATGGCAAGTATACCAACCCACTCCAGCGTAGCCGCGCCCGCCACCCAGCCTCGCGGGTTGTTCACCGCGTCAAACGGGCCTTGGATGCCCGCAGCACGGTCGGGCGTTGCGCCGTCGCTGTTCAGGTAGCCTTTGAACCCCTGCGAAGCGATACCCGCCTGTAAGTCGCAGTAGGCGAACCAGCCGGTGAGCTGCGTCCAACTGCCTGAGGAGCCATCGTAAATCGCAGCGTCTCCAATCGCCCACGTCTTGCTCTGGCTGGTGCCTGCTGTGGTGATCCGGTAGGTGTCTCCGGTGGCGGTGCTCGTGGCCGGTACGCTCGCACCAGACACCCCGCCTTTGAACGTCTGGGCCAGCGCATTGAGCGCGATCGAGGCGCTGGAGGCGGCGTTGCTGGCGCTGTTGGCCGACGCCGTCGCCTGCGCCGACGCCGTCGAGGCCGATCCGGCGCTGGCCGTCTGGCTCGCCAAGGCCGCTGCCGCCGAGGCCGCTGCCGCGATCTCGCTCACGCCTGCTGCGTTGGCCGATCCGGCCGCTGCCGTTTCGCTCACTCCGGCGGCCACCTGGCTTGCGACTGCCGTGGCGGCTGATGCGGCCGCATTGCTCGCCTGCGTGATGGAAACCCCCGCCTGCGTGCTGGCCGTCGTTGCCGAGGCTGCGCTGGCGGTCTCGCTCAGTCCGGCCGCCGTGGCGCTGGCATTGGCTGCGGTGGCGCTCACCCCGGCTGCCGTCTGGCTGGCACCTGCCGCGCTCGCACTCACCCCGGCCGCCGTCTGGCTCACGCCCGCAGCGCTGGCCGAGGCTGCGGCGGCGACCTGGCTGGCCGCTGCCGCCGTTGCGCTCACCCCGGCCGCGCTGGCCTGCGTGGTGGCGGTAGCAGCCGATGCGGCGGCCGCTGTTTGGCTCGCTCCGGCGGCGCTTTGGCTCGCGGCGCAGGCTGCCTGGGCGGCGACATAGGTGGCGTCCAGCTGCGTGCGCAGGTCCGCGTAACTCATCGACATCATGCCTAGCGTCGGGTGGTCGATCACGAACACGTGAGTGCCGGTGAGGCTCACCACGGCGGGCTTGGCGTAGGGGCGGACTGTGGGGACGATCGTTGACATGGTCGGTGGCGCGGCGGGTCTTTGGTTTAAATTGAAACAGGGGCGGCACGTTGGCCGGTCCGCCCCTGGCGGTTATTCGTCAGGCGTTAGCTCAGGCGAATTGCGACTTGGTGCGCAGCGAGATGCCCCACGCGCTGTTGAGGATCATGCCCGCGTAGAAGGCCTTCCAGCCCACCGTCATCCATTGGCCGAGCGGGTTGCCCGAGTCCGGCTTGTCGTTGATGATCAGCTGGGGCTTTTGCGGGGAAGCGCCCATCTTCTTCATGTTCACGCAGCCATAGGCACCCTTGCCGGTGATGATGCTGGTGTAAATCAGGCCGGTGGTGTTGCTGCCAGCGGCCGAGAAGGTCGTGGCAAAGGTGCCCTCGGTCTCATCCTCCTGGAACGGGTTGGTGGCCTCCACGATTTTGCAACCGTAGTATTCGCCCACCTCACCGTTGAAGATCTTGTTGGCGTTGTTCTGGCGCACGACCTCGCGGAACTCCGAATTGCTCAGCAAGTCGGAAATCACCTGCGGGGGAAGCACGGCCACGTACTTGCCGCCGAAGGTCGGGGCACGGGCGATCTTGAGCTGCGTCATCGCGTTGAGCAGGTCGCGCGGGGTGATGACCGAGTTGGCCACGGTGGCCGAGGCGGTCGCAGCGAAGCTCGCCAGGCCTTGGCCGTAGCGTTTGCTCAGGCCGGTGCTGGGGTGGATCAGGATGTTGCGCAGCAGGGTGTCGAAATCCAACGCGAACTCCTCGCCCATCAGCTCGATCGCGGTGTCGAGGTACTTGACCAAGCCGACGTTGTTGGCGATGTCCGTCACCTTCGCCACGGCGCCGCGCTGGGCGAGCGTCACGTCGATGGGCGTGTAAGCGATGGAGCGGAAGGCGGACGGTGCAATGCCCTCGGCGAGCGCGGCGGGCGCGCCTTCAGCGGCCAAATTGGCAACCGGAGGGCGGAAAAAGCGCACGCTGGTGCTGCCTGCGTTGGCGGGCAACTCCTCGAGCTGCGCGGTGTCGATGAGCTTGGTGAGCTGGACGGCGTGGCCGAGCAGCTTCTTGGAATACTGGGGCTGGATCGTGTTGGCGATCAGGGTGGAGTCGATAACGGCCATGGTGGTGGTGTGTTCTGCCTGATGTGCTCAGGCGGGCGGTTGTGTTTAAATGCGGTGCTAGGCCCCTCGGTCGGCGGATGCAGCCAGCGCGCGCACATGGGCGTCGGCCTCGTCGGACGACATCTCATGCAACGCCTTCGGGCTGGGGTGCTGGCCACTCGGCAGGGAACCTCGCAGGGAGGTGAGTTTCGTTAAGCGCGCGATCTCGGCCTTGCTGGTCTCGACTTCCTTGCGGAGCGTCTCGGCCTGCGCGGCGGCTTGTTGGAGCTTGGCAACCTCGACAGCGGCGCGGATGCCGTCGGGGCGGGCTTTGAAAAACGAGGCAAACGGCGAGTTATTCACCAGTTCGCCCACGGCTTTGAAGATCGGATTCGCAGGATCACCCAGCGCAGGCTCGGCCTGCACGATGGCGGCAGCCTCGGCTGCCCACCGCTGTTGGAATTCCGGCGCTTTCCAGGCTTCGTCCACCGAGGCGGCATTGGGCACGGCGGCGCTGCGCGGGGCAGGCTGCTGTTGCTTAAGCGCTTCGGCTTTGTTGCGGGCGAGGTTGGCCATGTTGGCGTCGCCCTCGTCTTCATAGCGTTTGGCCGCCCGCTCATACGCGGCAGCGGTCAACCCATGCTCGTCCTTGGCTGGCTCCGTGGGTCCGGCTGGCTGCGTGCGCAGGGCGGTGACTTCACGTCGCAGGCTTTCCAGTTCACTCACGATCTTCGTTTTCTCCTCACGGAAGGCCGTCTTTTCCGCGTCAAACGCCTTCCACGACCGGTCCTTGCGCTCGGCTTCCTTGGTCGCCTTTTGAAAAGCGGTTTCAGGTTTGGCCGGTGCGTCGGGTTTTGCGTCGGTGGTCGGTTTGGCTGCGGGCTTGGTGGCCTTGCTGGCGTCCTCGGTCAGGTCTTTGGTGTCTGCGCTCTCGTCGGAGGCGGCCGACGTGCCGGGGGACTCGGGCGCGGCCGAGGTGGTTGCCTGTGCGGGGGTGGCTGCGGGGAGTTCCCGACCTTCATCGGCGGCCATCGCGGCGGCGAGCATGTCGGCGTCGGAGGTGTCGGTGCTGGCGGGAAGGGTGGCTGTATCGCTCATGTTCGGGTATCTGCTACGGCTGGTGTTGATCGAGCCCGGCTTCTGCCGTGGTGACGTCGGACTCGGTGTGGCCAACTTCGGCGTTGGCTATGCGGGAAAGTGTTTTTGCGAGTTGCCAGGCCACGACGCACCCACGGGCCACGCCTGCGGCGTGCTGGATGCGGTCGGGCGGTTGCGCGATGGCCTCTTGCGCCTGCTGCTGGCAGAAGTTAATCATCGCCGTGTCGATCTTGATCCCCATCGGGCTCTGGATCATCACGCCCCACTCGCGGGCCTCCGTCGCCGTCAACGCCACGTCCGGCAGCCAGCGGCTCGGCTCTTGCAGGGCTTTTTTAATATCCTTCAGCAGCGGCTCTGAATTCATCAGCTCACGCTCGCGCTTCTCCATCACGGTCACGTGATCGATAAGCTGAGTCCTGCGCTTCAAGAGCTCGGCATGCGGTGCCGCCGAATGGGCAGCGGCCAGCACGTGCTCCTCGTAATCGGTCACCACGAGGCTGCGCAGGGCGTTGCGTAAAAAGTTAAAAAAGCGGCGCATGGCTTAGACGGGGATTTCTTGCGGGTTGCTGTTCATCTGGCCGAAACCGGCTTGCAGTTGCTGCATCTGGGCGGCGGCCTGTTCCTGCATCGCGGCCTGCTGTGCGGCGGCTCCGAGCTGTTGCAGGTACTGCTGGATCTGCGGGCCCTGCGCTTTCCACTGGTCGCGGTTGGCCTTTTGCAATGCCTGCGCGTGCGCGGCCACGTGCTGGGCCAGCAAGCCGAGGACTTCGGCCGGCAGCGGCTCGCCCTTGGTGGCGCGGCGCTGGGTAAATCCGGCGATGCTCTGGATGTGCGCGCCGTGGTCGTCGGTCTCCTTCACCTCGGACGGGTAACCCAGCAGCATGATGGAAATCTCCTGCGCCTGGTCCTCCAACTGCGCGGCCTGCTGGGTGCCTTGACCGATGAGCAGCTTTTTGGTTTTGCGCGGGTCCATGGCGTTAAGCAGGCCGCGGCGCAGCTCCTCCTGGTTGATGAACGGGTCGCCCCGGAACATCTGGAAAAGCGCTTGCTCCTGCTGCACCACCATGCCCCGGTTCCAGTTGTCGCCGGACGCGTTCAGCTCGATGCGGTAGCTGCCCTCGAGCGCCTCCGGTGCTATCTGCGCGTAACCATCCAGATTAAAATAATCGGTGCGGGTTTTGACGTATTGCAGGCACAGCGCCCAAGCCATGCGCAGGCCGTGGCCCAGCTCGCGGCGGAAGCTGCGCGTGCGCATGTCGGCGGCCTGCCCCATGACGCTGGCAATGAGCGAGACCTCTTTGGCGGTTTTGTTGTCGCGGCCCGGCTGTTGGCTGCCGGTGCCGAAGTCCGGCGCGGCGATCAGCTGGTCGGCGACCGAGCGCGTGCCCATCATGCTTTGGGCAATGTCCACCGGTATCGGCGGCATCTGCACGGCCTGCAGCTTGAACGGCAAAATCTGCCCCGGCACCATGCGCAGGTTGGCCGTGTTCGGCACGCCATTCTCGGCGGTAAAAACGGGGTTACACACCAGCGTCTGGTAATCCTTCTGGGTGTTCCAGTCCTTGCACAGCGCGGCCTCGAACGGGGCGAGGCGCTCCATCACCGAGCGCGGGTCGTAATACCCACGATCCTTGCGCTCCATCGTCATCTCGAAAAACGGCGGCGGCGGGTTTTTGCATTCGAACACGCCCTGGGCGTAGGGCAGGCCGAACGCAGGCCGCAGCGGGCGGGTCGGCGCGGTGGGGCTGTAGGTCTCGATCTGCCATTTGCCCGCCTCGTCGCGGGAGTATTTCTCCCAGACGACGAGCATGTCCTTTTTGCTGTTGGTGGTGATTCCCTCGCGGGTGCTGCGCGCCTGGTCATAGCTCGCGTTGGCCGTGGCGCTGGATTCACCGGCGGCGATCGCGGCGAGGGTTTCGGCCGACTGGTCAAAGTCGGTCAGGCGCTTGTAAGCGTGCAGGCTGTAGTGCTGCACGTGCACGATCCAGTCCGCCTCGGCCAAGCGCCCCGTGTGCGCGGGCACGATCAGGTGCGTCGGGTTGACCGCCTCGAAGCAGATTTTCTCGCGCTCCGCGCACCAGTAAACCTTCACCGGCGCCACGGCGCAGTTGAGCATCTTGTCGACCGCGATCGATAGCTCGTCCTCGAAGTTGCTCTCTTGCTTGAGCTGGTAATCGAACCACAGCGCGGCCTCGTTCTGCGCGGCTATGTTCTCCTGGCGAAGGCTGGTGAAGCTCGCAATGGTGTCGTTTGCGTAAAGCTGCGACAGGTAGAACGGCTTCAGCTTCTCAATCTGCATGTCGCCCAGCGGGAAGTGCATATCGGCCGCTCCGGGGAACGGCTTATTGATGCGGCGCAACCCGTCATGGCGCATCTTGTACCAAGTCGCCTGCCTGTTTTCCCAGGTGGAGCGGGCTTGGACTGCATCGAGGATTTCTTCGTGTGTGACCATGTCGGGTGGGCTTTTAAAAATTGGGCGTGACGTGACGTGACGTTGGTGGGGTTAGTAACCGGCGAAGGCTCCGGCCATGTCGGTGATGCCCTGGCGTTGGGCCATTTGTTCGATCAGTCCGGTGTCGGGCTCGAAGCCACCGACAAACGGGATCGGGTCGCACGGGCGGCTTTCCTTCATCGCCCCAAGCAACGCGTCGGCGCGGTCGGGCGAGTCGATGCCGCGCGACTTCATGTCCTCCTTGGCCTCGACGTGGAGCACGCCTGCGCTGTTGGTGTAGCCGGTGCGCTCGGTCAGCTGGGCGATGGTGGCGTCGTCGAGTTCGTCAATCACGACGCGACCCTGCTCGATCGCCTTCGCGCCCTCGTACCACGTCTCGGCGGCGATGTTGGCATAAGCCTTGTCGCGGGCGCGGCTGCCGTTGTTGACCCGCTCCAAGACCCAGCCCAGCTCGGCGAGCCGGTCCAGCATCACCTTGCCGAGGCCGCCTGCGTCGCCTGCCACGAGCTGCGCGCAGCGCGCGGGGGTGATCCCCATTTTTCTGAAGTGGTCAATAAATTGCCCGCAGCCCTTCATGGTGTCCTTCTCACGCCAAGCGGCCACGACGCGGGCGCGGTTGCCCTTGCGGTACGCGATCACGTTCTCGTCACCACCGGCGGCGAAGTCGCAGAACACCCGCTCCTCGCCACCCATGGCGGCGGGCGGGTTGTTGCGCAGGGAAGTCAGCCACGCGGCCTTGATGATCGTGCCCTCGGCCCCCTCCATGAATTCGGCAAACACCTTTGATCGCACCAACGGATCCGCGATGCCACGCATGGCGATCAGCGCCGCGTTCTTCGCGTGGTCCGCGTGTGGGCAATGCTCGGAGGCGATCTGAAACGTTTTGTAAAACTTCGCCTCGCTCGTCTGGCTCCGGTAAAACTTGCCGGTGCTGCCACCGCAGCTCGACGCAAACAGCAAGCGCTGGTACGTGCAGCGGTCGATCGCGTCAAATATCGTCGGCGCGATGCTCTTGGCCTCGTCCACCACGATCATCAGCGGGCCCGAGGTGCGCTGGTCGTAGAGCGGGTTGATGTTGCCGTGCCAGCCCTCGAAGCGCCCGCCGTCGTTGGTCGAGAAGCCGATCGCCACGGATCCGTTCGGCGCGGTGATCTGGTTGTCGGTAAACTCCCAGCCCGGCAGGCGTCCGGCATGGGCGCGCAGCGCGGGGAACAACTGGCCGCGCACCTGGCGCTCCACGCCCGAGGTGATGACCACCTTGCTCTGCGGGTGCAGCGCCATGTGCCAAAGCACCACGGTCGGAATCAGCACCGTGGTCTTGCCTGCGCCGTTGCAGGTGCGCACCGAGACGCGCGCCCCGTGCGGCTCCATCGCCTGGATCACCTGCTTCTGGCGATCGTTGGCGGTGACCTTGTAGTAAAGTTGGTTTTCGTCGCGGCACTCGGCCACGACTTTGGGGGTCGCCGTGTCGGCGATCGGGATGCCTAGCAGGTAACGGCCGAACCCGTAGGGCGAAGTCAGCAGCGCCTTCTGCTCCGGACTCATGTCGGCGAGCTTCAAGCGGCGGCCTCCGGTTGGTTGGCGGCGATCAACTCGCGGCGGGTGGCGGTCAAGGCGGCGAGCGCCTCGGGCGGCAGGCTGAATTCCACCGTGCCGGTGTGTTTAACGTTGAGAGTGAGTTTGCCGTGGATCGACGCGATCAGGCTCGAAGCGTCCTTCCATTGGGCCGAGGCCAGCTTCCGCTTCTCCACCGTGTCGCTGTTGATCGCCTCGCGGAAAGCGCGGGCCTGCAACTCGGCGGCCTGGCGCAGGGTCGTGTCGATCGAGGCCCCGCTGCGCACCCAGGCTTGGTTGAGAAGCCCTTGGACCTTAGCGGTTTTTAACAATCTGGACGCTGCGACGTCGAGGGAGGCGGCGCTCCCGGTGAACCCGGCCAGCTTGACGGCGGCGCGTTGCGAGTGTCCTTCAAAGATGGCCTGCGCAAACAGTTGCTCCTTCGGTTTTAGCGCTCCATAACCCTGCACGGTATCCAGCGCGAACAATTCGGGCTGGGCGGCTTCGGGTTGCGGTGCTGGTTCGGGCGTCACGCCCATTAATCAGCCAACCGCCACCCAGCGAAGCTATCCGGTTTGAGGAGTTGTTTCCTATAAAACAGGAAACAACTCCTATTTTTTAGTAAACCCCACGTTTTTTACAAGGCGCGTGGGGTCTTCTGCTGATGGAAAAAAGTAAGGATTTACAGGGGTTGGTCCTGCCTATCCTTACCCGTGGAATGCTTACCTTTTTCCAGTTTCGGCGGGGTGTGGCGTGCCTATCTGGCAAATCCTCTACACTAGTGTACGTTGGGCGAGGCAGACAAAGCACGGCGTACCTTGATTTCAGTGACCGAGTCCAGTCCGCCGCACCGTTCCGCATATTCTATGCATTGAAAGACTTCACTTAGAAGCCCTAGCAGCCGTGCGTTTTCCCGTTCGATTTCTCCCAGCACAAACATGCAGGTGGCGTCGCCGTTCTGACATTTATGCAGCAGGTCGAGCCATTCGGTTCTTGTTTTACATTTAGTCATAAAGTTATCGTTTAGTTATTCGGAATTACGGAAGTCATACAGCCCAACCAGTCGCTAGACCTAATGTCCGCGCTAGTCAGTTCTGATTGTTTTAGAGTCACAGGTTTTGCGGACATAGGTCACCTCAAACGTTCGGCAAAGATGAAACTTGACAACGTCTCGCTGAGTGGCACTTTAGTGCCACATGAGAACCGAACTCGTCACAACCCTTAAGCGAAAAGCTACGGAAATCATTACAGCGCTACAGGATGATCATTCCCCTGTTTTGATTACGCAGCATGGTCGTCCAGCTGCATATTTGATAGATGTGGAGTCCTTTGAGGGTTTGCAGAAAAAATTATCCATACTTGAAGGAATTGCTCTTGGTGAGCAGGCGATCCGTGATGGTCGCATCGTAAGTAATGAGGATGCCAAATTACGTTTTGCGAAATGGCTCAATTAATTTGGACGGAGCCTGCGCTTCGGCAGCTTGAAGCTATTGTAGATTACATATCTCTGGATAAGCCGTTAGCCGCTAAACGGGTCGCTCAATTGGTTTTCGATGCCACGGGAAATGTCGAGCGATTCAAATTGATCGGGCGATCAATTCCTGAATTTCCGGCTTCGAATTATCGACAGCTTTGGATCAGTCCGTGCTGGATTTATTATAGAATCACGGATGGTGATGTCTATATTTTGCATGTCCGGCGTGCTGAATCATTTTTCCGAATCGAAAACTTAGCGGAATAAAATCACTGAGCCGAACCAAGCGCTACAGCGAATGAACATGCTTGTCACGGATTGTGCTCCGAGCAGCACACTCCGCGCCAAGCACGTTCATCGCTGAGCTTAAACGTTCGGCAGAGAATAAACGGAGTCCCAGAAAAGGACTTCACTGGGCGTATCCTCTGCACGCTTTACCTTGGACATTACAAAGTTTCTAAGACCTTTACCGGCT